AAGTCCGGTAACCCAACAGTTGGCATCAAAATACTCTAATGCATTCCTAGTAGGTTCAACCTTAAATATCTCACAACACTTGTCGGGGTCAGTTTCGTAGAGATTGGTTTCAGTTTTGTTATCACTTTCAAAGACTTTACTTTCGGGATATCGCTCTACAAACCCTCTCATATATTGTTTTGTTTCTATAGGTTTAAAAGGTGTAATTATTATAAAACCTTTAATGTCGGGAGATACTTGTTTAGCTAAATCCCAAATAACACAAGAGTCTTTACCCAAACTATTAGCAACAACTAAATTGTCTCCATATTCATTATATGCTTCATTGATTAAATCTAAAGAACGGTCTATTTTTTGGTTTAATGTTAGACCATTAACTAGCTCAAATACTTCTTCACTCGTAGTTGTAATTTCTTTCATTATTTACATCTCTGGCTCATAACCTTTTTTGACAACACATTCTTATTAGCATCTCTTTTCCGTACAACATACGGTATCATTGTTTTACTCATATTATATTATCCTTTTTATTTATTGATATCACATCTCCATAATGGACGAGGTGATATTACTTTTTGTCCTTCTTTTTCTTCTCGGGTTCTTCTATCTTTTGATTCCTTTGTAAAAAATCCAATAGTTGACTTCTGTATTGAGAGTCATCTCCTTCGTGTTGATCCATTATATTTTCAACACCTGCATTAGCAATCATCTTTTGTTTTACTAATGTTTGTTTCTTTTCTTTTTGTATTCGTCTTATAAATGCATAATATATAATCTGTGTAAAATATGCAAATGGATTTTTACTCTTTTCTGGATTAAAATTATTCATATACTGCAAACAGTTTTCTATACCATCCGAAATCATATCGTCTCGGTAAGTATAGTTAATAAAATTCGGTCGGTAAGATAGATGATTGGCAATCTTTAAAAAGCATTCACCTATATAGTTCGTAACATCTGGTTTTGTTTTGTTATTTTCTTTAGCATTATTAACTTTTTCTTTATGGATAACCATTGCTTCCAAAAACTTCTTGTTGTCCACATAGTGCTGTGTTACTTTCTTTTTCATAATAATTCTTTCATTATGTTTCTATTATACTAAATTTCCTTCTTGCTGTCAAGAAATAAATTAAATTCTTTGGAAGTAATATATTCCAAATTTTCACAATTTTTCCATTCTTCAACTTCACAATCTATTGGACTTGAACCAATAGGATTCATATTTACTTTCCAAAACTTGATGTTTGGAAACTTTTTAAATGTATTCTTATGTTGTTTGATCCAATTATAGGTTTCATCTGGATTATCAGGTCTAGCAAAATTAGCATTTTCTGTTGCATAACCATCCGTGCCTGCATAGATATTATTTATCTTATTATCTAATGAGTATAAATCGTGTCCTATAATAAAAATTTCTGTTGCTCCTAATTCACAAGCAAGATATATTGCCCTAGCGCCAGTTGCATAAGCAAAATTATCTATATCTGGTTCAATATTAACTACTTTATCTTCTTTTGCAACACCTGTAATATAAGTTATGCCTAAATTATGACCTTTCATAAGTGTGAATACTCCATCCGCACCGTGATAAACAACAGTTTGATCCCAAACAACTTCTTCACTATCATTCCAAACAATATCAGTTTTATCTGCCATTGTTCTTAACATTTCTTCTCCAACAAATCTCGGAACTGGTGTCCAGTATCCTAAATAAGAAACATTTTTAGAACAATATCCACTACGGTAAATTTCGTGACTCATTCTTGAATCTAATGCTACTAAAATGTCTGGTGTAAAATCTCTATAGATTGCGTTGGACCCAATCACAGTTCCATACTTTTTTAATTTATTAAGGTCAAATTCTTTTCGTGAATTACCATTACCTAAACAAAACATAATACTCATTAAAAAATCCTATAATATAAACAATTTGCTTGACAAATAATCCTATGGTGATATAATAGACCTGTAGGGTTTTGCAGATGGAATAAAACCTAATGTAAGGTCCTAGGAGTAGGTTTATTCAAAAAATCTAATTCTTCATCGCTCAATTCATCCATCATTCTTCGTCTTTCTTCTTCCGTAATTTGGTCTTGTTCCATTTGTTCAGCAAGTCTTAATATTTTATCCATTTCTTGTGGGCTTAAAGGGGGTTTTATCGGTTTACCTTCAAGTCGTTTTTTAATTGCTTCATAATAATGAGATAAATCCTTATTAATACTTGCTATTGTTATAACTCTTTCTTTTGGAATGGAGAAAACCTTATCAGTTGAAAACGGAAGCCACGGCGACAAAGAAGAATCATCTCTCATTCCAAAATTAGATGGTCTTGCCACAGTTTTTAATTGTAATGGTTCCACAATTCGCAGAAACTTATCATTATCGCTTACCGATATCTGTCCCACTAATTCGGTACCATCAATCAACTTAATTAATTTATATTCCGTTTGCTGTTTTTGTTCCATACTACTATTTATCTAATCTTTCAACTGAACATTGTGAATTTCATAATCAAATTCCTCTTCGGTATAAATGCTTATTCGTTCCTGAAAATGTTTTAAGGTAAAGTTTTCCCTACTATGGTAAGTCATATCATCTGCTATATCATATAAAGTAGCAGAAGTTTTATTATCTCCCAATCGGAGACCTCTACCTATACTTTGTAAATTTCTAATTCTGGACTTACTTGGACTAGCAAAAATAATATTATGTAAATTGCGAATATTAATACCAGTACTAAATGTGCCATATGATGCTACAATAATTGCATTGGATTCCTTTTCTGTAATCGCTCTGATTTTTTCTCTTTCATCTGCTTCAACTCCTCCGTAAATAAAAAATACCTTTCTATTACTATCCGCTTTCTCTTTTATCATTTCATATAGGTTCTTACCGTGTTTCTCTACTAATTGAAATAAACATAGGCTATTCCCCTCTAAATTCAACGCTAGGCGTCTTATAAAGTTATTTCGTGAACTACTACTCACTAAATAATCTATCTCATCCTGATACTTTGCATTCCGAAATGCATGGCAATTTATATCTGTATGCTTTAAAATCAAGCATCGGACAGTTAAATTAGACAACTGTTTCTTGTCTATCAGTTTCTTTGTTGATGTAACTTTATTAACAGCACCAAACAAACCTTCTAATACTAACCTGTGGGTTTGAGCACCATCCAAAGTTCCTGTTAATCCAATCCTATATTTACAGGCTGTTAATTTCGTCATTATTGCTGTCAATGATTTTGATTTAAATAAGTGTGCTTCATCTCCAAAGACAATACCAAACTGTTGAAAATAATCTGTTTTTAATCGGTACAAACTTTGCCAAGTAGATATGAGAACTTTCTTATTTGTTATATTGGAATATCCACTATACAATCTATGGCAATTCTTATCTACATTCCATCCATATGATTTGAAATCAGTATACATTTGTTCGACCAATGATGTAGTCGGAACAATTAACAAACACCGATTGTTTGGTTTATCTTTTAGTAAATGTGTGTAGTATCGAATAAGAGTATAGATGATAAATGATTTACCACTTGCTGTAGGACTTAATAGTAATGCTCGATTATATTTTAAACTGTGATAGATAGCGTCCACTTGATAATCTCTTGCTTCAAACTTTTGACCTAAACTATTACAAAATTTAATTACTGTTTCTTTATCTACCTTATTATCTATATCAACATTCTTGCCACAAACAATATAATAACCTCGCTCTTCAGCAAACGCTTTAATATATGGATAAAGTCCAAAATATATCTCTTTGTACTTTTGAGAGAATAATCGTATCTTTCCATCCCAAATCCGGTTCCGAAAGCTGGGCATATACTTGTATCCTGGAACATAAAAAGTGAAGAAAACAGATATTTCTTGTAGAATACTTGGTTCAGCATCAAGTGTAAGATACACCTCATCCTTTTTCTCTATAATTAGAGTTTCAGAATTATTTTGATTCATATAATTATATTGCTCCGCTTGTAAACTTCTTCCACTCTATCATATTCTTAATTAAGAATGTTCGATTGTTTAAACCTCTTAATATCTGTTCTAAATATTTAACAACAGTATTTAAATATGCTACTTTTTGATCCGCCTTTTGTATATCTTCATCTGAATCTATATAAATGTGTACATCAGATTTAAGGACTTTCAAATCAAATGGCTTTTCTCTATAGACAGATTCATCGGCTTTACCAGTATAATATTCCCACTTCTCCCGAGTTAATCCATTATAGTCTTGTTGCGCTTTCTTCAGCAATAGGGTAAACTTATTAAAATGTTGGAGGTATTTGTTGTGCAATAAAGGTATTCTTGCTGATTCAGAATCAAGTTCCGTATCATCAAGTTTCAAATCTTTATCCACTAATTGTTGTAATTCTTCTAATGTCATAATATACCATTATATCAAAAAACAGTAAGAAAGTCAAGAAAATTAAGTCGTACTAATCTGGACTATTTCATAAAACATATAAGCAAAAGTAGCATTAACATTTAAATAATCTACATCACTTGCTTTAATATCATATGCTAATGACCCAAGTTGTGTAGGATATACATTATGGAATCGTATTTCTGTCTTTGCTATATTCTTACTATTTAAAACAGTTAATGTTGCATCCGAATATGCTGCACCCTCATCTATAGGATCAGATATTCTTCCAGGATCAGAACTTGCTGATGTAGTTCCTGTTGTAGAAAAGGGATATCTATCTTTACCACCAGATAATAAGTTTGCATATTGGGTGTGTGCTTGAGGAAATCCCAAACCAGTTAACCAATCGTGCAATTCTTTATAGTTATTTAAATTTTCATCAACAAGAAATGATACATTTAATTCTCCATAAACTAATTTATCACCAGGAATAGGAATATTCTTTAAAGGTGTTTCCACATCTGCTGTGCCTAAAGTAATACTAGGAACATTTGCTGTTTGACAAAAAAACTCTACTGTTGGAAGTTTAATACAAGTAAACTTAAATTGTATAGGACTTGCATAATCCAATATTGATGGTTGTCTATCTACTGTAGATAATTCTGTCATACTACTATTTATAAGAGTTTTTTAAAATAAAAAGGGGCGAATAACGCCCCTATGACTACTTTGTATCCACAAATGAATATAATTCATCTGCTGTTTTTAATATTTCATCATTACTCGGAAATGTGGGAGCATCTTTTATTGAAATTACTTGCCCCGATTCAGGATGCCTTAATACGGATGATTCCCATAGTTGGAAATCCTTATCGTATCTTGACATTACAAGACCTTGTGCTTGATTTAGAATATCAGCACGAATCTCATATGCGTTTTTATTTGTAGACATAATAACCTCCTTTGTGTGTTTATGTGTGTAAATTATTCTACTTAACTATATATACGCCAAAAAAAGGGGGAACAAAG